ACCGGAAGCAGTGTGACCGTGTGCTTCTCAAATGCCTGAGGTTTCAGCAAAAAACCCCTCAAGACCCGTTTAGAGGCCCCAAGGGGTTATGCTAGTTATTGCTCAGCGGTGGCAGCAGCCTAGGTTATTAGTGAGAGTGGTGGTTAGAGTTGCCGCCGTTGTCCATCAGCGTGCCGCTGGCGTTAACGTTGCCGAGGACATTCACGTTGCCCGTAATCACCGCGCTGTTTCCGACGCCGCCGCTGCCTGCCATACCGCCAAGCCAGGTGAGTTTTTTCATCACGGTAACGTCGCCGGTAAAGGTGCTGAGCGGCGCATCGACGGTGACATTCAGCGCTTTAATGCCCGTATGGGGCGCTTCCACGTTGACATCTACCGCCTTGACGCCCACGGAGGTGGCCGCCACGTCTACGGTTTCTGATATCACCGTGACGTGCTGCGCCCTGACCTCTACTTGCGGTGAAGTAAGCTGCGTATGTTCCTTCACTTCAATGACGATTTTTTCTATGCCGCCGTTGACGGTGAGCTGGTGTAACGCACGGTCATATTCAAAGGCCGCGCCGTCGGAAAACTGCACGTAGCGCTTGTCGCGCGAGGCCAGCGGCGCGGTATCCACGCTGGAGTAGACCGCGCCCAGCACCACCCCATCCTCGCCGTTGTCGTCGAGCGAAACTTCCACCTGTTCGCCAATATCCGGCAACCAGTAATCTTTGTTGTCCTGCGTGTTGCGTTGCAGCACCGCAAGCCAGTTACTGCGCAGGTTATCGCACTCCGGTAGAGTGACTCTGACGCGCACGACCGCCTCATCAATATCGCTGATAATACCCGTCTGGCGGGTAACGCCTTTCATATTGCCTCCTTACTGGCTGGTTGCCGGTCCGCGTGAAATGTCGATTTCGGTAGTGTAGCCGCCGCTGCGCGTGAGTTTGTGCATGGATTTATCAATCAGCCACTGCCCGGAAAGTACGCCAAAATCGCTCAGTTCTATCTTGTTGCCCGCCGTCAACTGCGGGCAGCCCATCAAGCTGAGCGTGCCGGTCTGCTGGTATTCGTTGTGGCTGTCCAGCGCGGCATTGGCTTTAGCCTGCGCCGCGCCGGTATCCGGAGCGCGACTGTTGATCTTCAGGGTATCGGCGCTGGTCGCCGCACCGCGCGCCGAGGTCTTTTCCTGGCTATCATGGGTATAAATAACCAGTTCTTTTTGCTTGCTATTTTGATGCTGCACGGTGGCGTTTTTGTAGATCCGGTTGATGGTATCTTTGAACGTGTAGTGCGAAACATCCGTCCGCCTGAGCGTCTTCACCGGCGCCAGACAGCGCAGCGTCGGCAGATGCGAAAAGATCAGCTCCGTCGCCGTCACTTTCACGGTATAGCCATATTCACTCGCCAGCCGTTTGAGAAACGCTACATCGGTTTCGGCATATTGCGTGACCCGATCAATCGTCAGCGGCGCAATCTTGCCCGCCAGCGTTAAACCGTGTTTTTGCGCGATGCGACTGGCGATGGCGGAAAGCGTAGTCTCCTCAAAGCCCTGGCTGTTTTTGGTGCGTAGCGCTTTGCTGACCGAGGTGGCGATACCGTCGATATTGACCGTCGAAGGCGGCGCGCTGATATCAATTTTATCAATGACATAGATTCCGCAATCGAGCAGATCTTCGCCCTGGTAGCCCAGGCGCAGCGCCAGCGTGTCGCCTTTTCCCGGATACCATTCGTTTACCCAGCGCCCGGTGCTATCTTCCAGCGCAATGGCAATGACATCCGACTCGTTTTTAATACTGTCGCTGTAACTGATGCTGGTGACATAAGGCGCGATGTCGTAAGTGATCTCTTTATGTCCGTACCAAAGGGTAAAAATGGGCGTCAGGGTGGCGAACACCCCGCCGGATACCGTTATCTCAGCCATGGCGGTAGCTCCGGGGTCGTTTGCGTGACGCTGATAACCGGGATGATCAGCCGCACGCCTGACGGTAAAACCGGCATAATAGCGACGTGCGGATTGGCCGCGATGATGCGTTCGTAGGCCAGCGCATCGCCGTAATAGCGCCAGGCGAGATTATCCCAGCGTTCGCCGTCGGTGGTGACATGTTCAAGGTAGCGCATTACAGACTCCTCGTAATATCGGCAGCGGCAAGCTGGCTCACGTCAGGAGCGCTTGTTTGCAGCGTGCCGCGCGCCTGATTGACCAGCGTCGCGGCGCTGTCGTAAGTCGCTTCCGCGACGCTGCTGGTGATAGCGTCAAACAGCGATTCGGCGTGTTCGATAAGCGTGCCGGCATCGCCCGCGCATTCGCGGATCCCCGGCAGGCTGTCGATCAGTTCCTGCATTTTCGCCGCCAGCGCTTTCGGCAGCCCGGCCAGCGTTTGCAAATCCAGCGGCTGCTGGAACAGCGCGTCTATCGAACTCATGGTTTTTTTCAGCGAATCGACGATATCGCCGCATTTTTCTTTCAGCGCTTTGGCTTCCTTCACCAGTTCTTTCGCCTGGGCGATCGTTTTTTTGATGTCATCAATGGCGTCGGCCACCTCATCCATCATCTCTTTGGCTTCACGCATACCCTCTTCAACGACGCTCAGCAGTTCATCGAACCAGGAATCGTTAACGTCGGGAAGCTCATCCAACATCTCGTCAATGTTCGGTTCCTGGGTGGTGATGGCCGGAGGCAGCAGCGGGCTCTTCGGATCGCCGGTGTACTCCTGTAGCGACAAACTGCCGCCCTGGGCAATGACGTTACCGTAAGGATCGGTGTGTTGGTGGGTAGCGGTCAGATCGGTAATCACGAACCAGCCGCGATAATCGCCGTTGCCGAACACCAGCGCCATCGCCTGGTGCGCGGTCATCGCTTCCCGCAGACGGTTCAGCTCGGTGGTCGGCTGGCAATACTGACTATGAAAGTTGAATTTCAGGGTGATTTTGTCCAGCTTATCGCCGATAAATTGCACGCCCGGTTTCCCTTCAATACGGGCATGGCTGGTGTAATCCACGCCCATCGTACTTTCAAATTCGTCCCAGTAAGCGACGACGTCAAATTCTATTTCGCCTAATACGGCATACATTATGCGTACTCCCGGCGCCGTTGCTGCGCCATGACATCGTTAATCATTCTCTCCAGCTCGCGTTTGCTCAGCGACAGCACGTTGTTGATATCTTTGGCGGCATTCGCGCCGCTTCCCTGCACGGTAACCTGCGGGGAAAAGTGTACCTGCACGTTGCTTTGCGCGCGGGAGGGCAGCGTATAAGGTTTCCCGCCGGATTTGCCGGGAAGCGCGGCTGGCGTCGGCGGCGTGGCGGCGCTTTTCGTCTTCACAGGCTGCGGCGAGGCCATCGTTTTGGCCGAGGTTGTCACCGCTTTCGCTCCCGATGCCAGCGGCGCGCTGGCCTGTTGCGCGACCATTGTTCCGGCAATACCGGGGACGGCGGCGGCGACAGACGGCATTTCAGCGCTGATGCCCAGCGCGCTTTTCGCCCAGTCGGGGATCAGCGCTTTTATCTTCTCAATCGCCCCGCTCAGGAAAGGAAGCGCATTCAGAATGCCGTTGATCAGGCTATCGAGAATATTGCCGCCAAATTCGCTGAAACTGGCGGGGAGTTCAATGCCAAACCAGTCCAGTACGCCGGCGAAGGCGCGGTAAAACAACCCCAGCGGCGACCAGTCGAGAATCAGACGCGTGACGCCGGCAATGCCTCCGTCAAAGGCGGTTTTGATGCGCTCCCAGACTCCGGCAAAGAAACCGGAAATCGGTTCCCAGTAGCGATAAAGTAAATAGGCGGCGCTTGCGATAGCGGTGATAGTCAGGCCGACAGGGTTCATCAGCAGCGCCCGACCCAGCCAGATAAACGTCTGGCCGACCAGCCGTAGCCCTTTTATCAGGCCGTTTCCCAGCAGCATCGTCAGGCTTTTCGCACCGTTGCCAAACGATTTCAGAACCGACAGCGCGCGACTGCCGCCGCCCAGCGCCAGACCGGCTTTGACCTTCAGGAAGATATCGATCAGGCGAATAAACGGTGACGCAATGAGGTTTGCTCCCAGCCTGAGAATATTCAGCGCCCCGTTGAACAGCCAGATAACGCTAACGACTTTAGCGACCCCTTGCACCAGCGCCGGATTTTCCCGCAGCCAGGCGCTGAACTGCCGCACCAGCGGCGTGATGCTTTGCGCCAGTTCGCCAATGGCGGGCATCAGTTCCAGGCCGACGGTCAGCCACAGATCGTTAAGTGAAAGTTGTAACGCTTTGGTCTGTTCTCCGGGCGATGTCATTTTCGCGGCGAAGTCATCATCAATAACATGTTGCCCCGCCGCCTGCATTGCGGAGGCTTTTAGCTGGCGATATTCGTCCATATTCGCCAGCATCGGGGCGAGAAAATCCCGCGTTTGCGCATCGCCGAACATCGCGCCGAGGTTAAATTTCTCCACCATGGCCTGTAGCGCGTCGCCGCGCGCGGAAAGATCCTCAATCTTCATGGTTTGCCTGAAGGTGTCGAGGATCTGCGGGTTCATTTTCTCCAGTTGCATCTGCACGATGTGGGTCATCGCTTCCGTCACGCCGATCCCATTTTGCTGATGCTCCAGCAGCGATCCCTGAAGATCCACGCCCTGGCGGGCAAACCAACTGTCCGTCTCTTTCGAGAAGGCGGATTTCAGGAAATGGTCGAAATTCGCTGCCGCCGCGCCTGCGTCAGGGGCATTTTTCATGGCGATTTGCATCGTTGCGGTCAGTTCCGCAATGCCTTCTTTCCCCTGAGCGCCGGTTTTTCCGGCAAAGGCGTTAATCCACTGGGTTTGCTCTGCAACGGAGCCGCCGCCGCTTTTTGCCACGCTGTACAGCATATTTTGCGCAAAACGGAAGTCGTCAGGGGCGATGTTCAGTTTGTCGCGAGTGGCCAGAGCCGCCTGCGCCCAGCTTTGCGCGCTGTCGCGGGAGGCGGTCGCGGCTTTGGCGATATCGGGCATGTAGCGGCTAAGATCCTGCAATGCGCTGACGCCGCCTTCGATCATCGTGGCGGCGGTGCTTTGCAGATCTTTTTGATCTTGATTGAAATCAAGGCTCCAGTCGCGGATATTCAGGCTCAGGGCGTCCCGCGCGGTGTTATCCATGCCGCCCTTCGCCGCCATATCGACCATGTTGCCCTGAAATTCGTAAGGCAGCTTCCAGTCGGGAGTCTCAACGTTCAGGAGCTTGCCGAGCTGTCCGGCGAACGTTTGTGTTTTTTCCAGCAACCCGGCGCGCTGTTTATCGTTCTCTTCCCGGCGAAGGGCGGAGTTAGCGAGCTGTTGCGTAAGCCGGGTGACTTTTGTTTGCTCAAAGCTGAGCGTGTGCAGCGTGCTGGCGTTGAGTGAGCCGTAACGGGCTATTGCCTGCGTCAACGTCTCATTACGCGCCTGAAGCTGGGTAATAATGTCGTTGGCCAAAATAGTGTCTCGTATAAGTTGCCCGGTAACAGGCTGCTTGCCGGAAAAAGGACAGGGAAGGAGTGAACCGGGCTTGGGTCAGGAAACCCGCAGGCATTAAGCCTGCGAGTCGTATTCGTGTTTAATTTGCGCGCTGGCTTCGTCCAGCCAGCAGGTAAAATCGTCAACCGACAGCGCGTCAATTTCACTGGGCGGAAAGCGAAACCACCTCGCCAGCAGCGCCATTGCCTGCCACAGTTGCTGTGGGTTCTGTAGCCATGCTAAGCATGGACTGAAATCGTTTCTGCAATGCCTGATAGTCCAGCAGATCCATTTCCGCCAGATCTTCGGTTACCAGCCCGGTCATAGCCGCCATCAGCGGCTCATCCCACTCTTCCGGTTTATCGCTGGCGCGTCGCGCGGCGCGCATATCTTTTACCTTCAGGCGACGTAATTGCAGAACGTCGATACGTTCCCCGGCGGCGGAGGTAAACGGGAACTGCAGGGTATATTTTTCGTTCATGGTATAGTCCTTATTCGTCGTGTTAAATTCGGGGCCGTAGCCCCGAAGTAATTAACCGCCAATATTATTGCGGTAGGCATTTAATTGATCCGCGCCATTTACGCGGAAAATATTCGCCAGATAATCCAGTTCAAGAAGCGTTTCACCGTCAACCACCTGTTTAATATAAGTGCAGCCGAAGGCGCTGCTGAATTCCGGGTTTTCATTCTGTTTAAACGTTCCCAGCGGGTTCTTTTTAAACATTACGGTCATATGCGTCACCAGCGCTAACTGATCCGCTTTACCCTGCGAGTTATAACAATCGATGCTGGAGCGGCACTGCAATGCCACCGCCTGCCACGGATTTGCCGTTTTACGCATGACGTCGTGGTAAAACGAGTTCCATTTAATTTCACCTTCCAGTTTGTCAAAACCGGCAGGCAGTTCAATTTTACCGACCATCCCCAGCGCTTTATGCTCCTGCATAATCATGCTGATATCAGGCAGTTTAATTTCACTCGCGCGACCTAAAAGATTATTACCATCAAGATAAATATTGGCGTTGGTAATACGGTTAATTTGAATTTTTCCAGCCATTAGCGATTGCTCTCCAGAGAAACTAAATATTCAGAGGTAATTTCGGTTTCAAACGTCAGACGTTCCAGCGGCGGCGGCGGGGTGAATTTGTAGCTCAGCAACAGATGCCCGGCTGCCAGTTCAGTCTGTTCGTTACGCGCCGGGTCGTACCAGCATTCAAAGCCCAACAACGCGCCGTCGGCAATCAGCTTGCGGCCCCAGGTGTTCACCGATTCGGTTAGCGCGTCGATCAGCGCCTGATTAATCGGCATATCCATGTATTGCTGGCTAAAATAGCGAATCGATTCGTTAATCACATCACCAGTACGGCGCACGTTCTCAAAGTTACGCATATGAGTAACCGTCGGCCAGGCGGCGGTACGGTTGCCCCACAGGCGCAAACCGGAGCCATAGCTGTTGAAGATGGTGGTGATGCCGTTTTCATTCAGTTGATTCACTTCGGTTTGCGGATCGTCGATCATCGCTGACAGCGAGCGCTCTACGCCGGTAATGCCCTGAATTTCCTGATTGGAGTTGCTCCACCAGAAGCCTTTTTCCAGATCCACTTTGGCACGCAGGCCAGCGGCGCGAGAGGAGAGCGGCTCCAGGACTTCGCTGTTCGTCGCGCTGTCGTACACTTTAACGTGCGGATAGCACAGACGCGCGCGATCGGAACTGGTATTGAAGTTAATCGCCCCCTGCGGACCGCGCCCTGCCAGAACCTGCTGGAAAGTCGTGCCGATGGGCGCATCAATGTAGGTAATGGCTCCCAGCGCTTCTGCCTGAGCGATAAGCTTAACGGCGACCGAGTTTTGCGTACAAAAGACCGGCGCAATCAGGATCTTCGCGTAAAAACCAAACTGGTTCCAGGTGTCCTGTAACAGCTTCATGCCGGTACGGTCACCCGCCGTGTTTACCGCGCCAACAATATCGGCGGCAGTCACTTTGGTGGGGTCCGCGTAAGTATAATTTACATAGGCCTGAACGCCGGGTTTCAGATTGGTCCCCATGCAGGTGATTTTACCGGTCAGCATATCAATGGTGTAATCGGTGCCTTTGATATAAGCGTTTCCGGCGTTCGTGCTGCGGCCAATGTTCATCGTTTGCACGGCCCCGTGCTTGAGTTGAATCTGACCGTTGTCATCAACCTTCACGGTTTCACTGGGAATGGTACTTTTGTGTACCGCCGGATTCAGCACGTTAATCACCACGACCGTCCCTGCGCCGTGATCGTAGATCGCCTTCAGCGCCTGCGGGATGGTGAAATTTGCCAGACCTGGGCCAAACTGTGCCGCGTCGCTTTCAGAAAGGCACAGCGTTGGCTGGTTAACCGGGCCGCATGGCGCGGTGCCGATCAGACCAATAACCGCAGATTTAACCGCCTTAACCGGACGTGGGCCGGTTTCGATCTCAATGGTCTCTACACCGTGCAGGTAATTAGCTGCCATGGACAATTTCCTCTTCATTAGTTTCTACTTCTTGCGTAACCACTGGCACCAGGTGACGGCGGGCAATCATGGTGATTACCCACTCGTTATCTTCCGGCAGCGAGATTTCGCTATTGGGCCACAGTAAGACTTCCTGACCGTCGGCGAGCGTGACGCCGCTTGCCGGGCCACTGTAGATATATTTCATTGAATTTCCTCATAATTAACGATTGTCAGCAGGGGGGAGTCCTTGCTTTCCTGTTCCGCGATAAACAGGGTGCTGGCGGTCATATCCAGGGCGTAACGGCAGAAGTTTGCGGCGTCGCCGATATATTTTTCGCTTTCCAGCCAGAGCGGACGATCACAGTCGGGAAGTTCAATGCCCCCCAACGAGCGACGTAGACGATCCAGCGCGTTTATCGCGTCACTTATTTGCGGAACAATAACGGTGGCGGAAATCCGGATTAGTTGTTTTTGTACCGTGGCATCCGTATTTTCTGGTTCGGCAAAAACCGAACCGCAGTAGTGAATTAATACCGTTACCTGCTGTCCTGTTGGGATATATACTTTCGCATCGGTTGATGAAATATGTATATCCATATCAGGGTTTAATTCACGTAGTCTATTCGCCACGGTATGTATAACAGATAATGTTTCCATGGTATATCTCCTTATTAAAGTTAAACAAAATTATTTCTACAGGGGAATTGTTATCCGCTCACAATTCCCCTATAGTGAGTCGTATTAATTTCCTAATGCAGGAGTCGCATAAGGGAGAGCGTC